GCGATGTTTGAAGGATCAGGCGAAGGTGTCGAAGTCGTAGGGCACGACGAATGAGCCCTTGAACGAGCCGGCGGCGTCGGACCTGTCGTCGAGGACCGGCGTCGTCGGCACGTAGCTGCGCACCCCGCCGAAACGGGCGTTGCGAAAGAGGTTGCGCAAGGTGGTCGCGATGGCGCCCAGCTTTTCAGTGCCGGAGCCCGCGCGCACCGCGATGGCGAAGCGGATCACCCCTTCCTCGCGAAAGAGGTTGTTGCCGGGCGCCCCGATCGAGGCTTGCGCTTCGGTCGCGACCGGGAACTGCACCGCCACGAAGGTCTGGCTCTCCGGCAGCGCTTCATTCGGGAAATAGAGCGGCGCGGCGGTGAAGCCGTTGAGGCGCTGGCGCACCGCCGCAATGACGTCGGGGCTCGCCATCAGCGCATCCTCACGACGATCGCCGGGACGCGCGTGGCGCGCTCCATCTTCATCGCAGCCAGCCGGGCCGGCTGCGCCCTGAGCGCCGCCCGCTCGCCCCGGTTCGCGCCGCCCGGCACATAGCCAAGCAAGGGTGACCGATAGGAGAACCTGACCGAAGCGACGTTGCCATAGCGCCTGGCCGCCATCGCCGCGACACCCTGATAGACGCCGTCGGGCGCCTGGTCGGACTGGCCACGCTCGATCTTGCGGGCATAAGGCGAGGTCGAGAGAAAGACCCACTCGTCGGCCCGCACATTGGGGTCGTAGGCGTCGACCGGGACATGGTCGGCATAGAGCTGATGCGAGCGCTGATAGGCGCCGGTCAGGACCGGCGAATGCTCGACCAGCAGCCGGCCGATATAGGCGAACAGGTCGACCGAGACGTCGAAGCTGAAGACGATGACGCCATGATCGGGATCGACCGCTTCCAGCGGCGCGCCCTCGACGCGATCGACGATCTGCACATGCTCCGGATCGCTGCCGAGGATCCGGCGGTTATGAGCCTGCGTCTCGCGCAGCACGTTGCGCGCGTGGTCGGCGATCAAGGCCGATCGCGCCTTCGGCGAGAGCGCCCGATCCACCATGATCTGCAGATCGCGCGAGAAGCCGGAAAGGCGCGCCATCAGCCGACGATCCGCCCGTCGAAGCGCACGACGGTATCGCCCATCTCAATGCGCTCGATCGCCTCGATCTTGCGCTCGCGGCCGCCGGCAAACACGAAGTCGCCCTTCACGGGCCAGCGCTCGCCCGCCGCCCAGCCGGCCGGGAATGACGAAGGCGACAGGATGAAGGTGCTGTCGTTCGGGCTGACGTCGCCGACCAGCGGCTGCGGTTTGAGGCCGCGCACGAAGCCCTTCAGCGTGTGATCCGCGAAGGCGTCCGAGCCGGCTACATAGCGGCGCAGCACCAGCGTGCTGCCATGGGCCTCGAGCTGGCGGTCCAGCGCAGCGATGGCGGTGGCGGGCGTCATGTCAGGCGATCCAAATGCGATAGGGAGCGAGCAGCGCGGCGATCGCGCGGTCTGCGGTCAGTGCGCCGGCGCCGGAGCGATCCCATTCGAACGAGCCGACGCCCTCGACGACTTCCTTCTTCAGCTCCGGATCGGAGACGGCCGCCCGGTGAAGCCGTCCGACTCGCAGCGCGATCGCGTGCTTGATCGGCTCGGGAACCGCATCCGCCTGCTGACCGGCGGCATAGCGAACGCGAACGGCTTCGGGGCGCCCGCTCGTCGCCGGCCAGGAGAAGCCGCGCCGCGCGAAGATCTCGTCGCCATGCTTCTCGTAGTCCGCCGGCGAGACCGTCTGCGAGGCGCCAGCGACGTCGTCATAGGTGATGCTCTGCACGTCGCCGATCGGCTGACAGCGCAGCAGGAGGCCTTCGCCCCAGCTGCCCGGGAAGCCGTCGCCGCGCCATTCGAGAACCTGCGTACCGAGGGCACGACCAAGCCAGCCATCGGGGCCATCGACCTCCTGCGTCGCGACCTTGACCAGCTGGGCGAGGAGGGCGTCGCTCACGCTCGCCGGCAGCATCAGCTGCGCGCGGACATCCGCCGGGGTCAGCAACGCCCCCGGCGGTGTGATGACGACGATGCGCGGCACGGTCAGCTCTTCTTGGTCTTCGGCGCCGCCGCCAGGGCCTCATCGGCCTTCTTGCGGGCTTCGACCTCGGCCGCGAGCGCGCTCTTGGTCTCGGACAGTTCGGTCGCCGCGTGCTCCAGCTTGCGCTGCAGTTCGGCCGCGGCCGTCTCGGCATCGGCCCGCTTGGCGAGTGACTCGTCGAGCTTGGCCGAGATCTCGGCGATCTCGCGCTTGTGCTCGGCGATCAGAGCCTCGCGCTCGCGAGCTTCGTCCGACAGGCGCTTGTTGAGACGGTCGATCTCGCCCTGCGCCTCGAGGCGCTGACGTTCGCGCTCGTCGTCGGCAGTCTTCGCTTCGGCGGCCTTGCTCTCGCGTTCGATCCGGTCGGCCTCGAGCTGCCGCTGGCGCACCGCCTCCTCGGCCCTGGCGGCCTTGGCCTCCTCGTCGGTCGGCTTGCGGATGCAGCCGGCCTTGGTCAGGCGCTCTTCCTGCGCGACGGTCGGCGACGGGAACTTCTGCCCGCGCAGGTAGCGCTGGCCGGTGCGCTCGTCGACGCACTCGGCGATCACGATATAGTCGCTCATGGATTCGTCTTTCGATAGGCGGCGCCGGGGGACGCCGCGCGCTTCAGGCGGGGCGGATCAGACCGGCGGGTTGGGCGTCGGGCCGTAGCGGCCGGCGGCGAGGATCGCGATCGCCGCGACGAAGGCGTTGCCGGCATTGCTCGCTGGCGTGATCGTCAGACGGACGTAGCGCTTCGGCCCGACATAGCCGATCTTCCGGACCTTATCGTCGTCGTCATAGCGGAAGCCGGCGAGCGCCTCGGTGCCGGTGAGCTGGGAATCGGGCACGGCCGCCGCGTCCGAGAGGTTGGCGGCGTCGCCGGCCTCGACCAGGACCGCGAAGGTCGCGTCCGCGTCGGCGATCGCACCGATGAGGATGGCGAAGACCAGCTTCTCGTAGCCGGCGCGATCGATGATCTGCGAGACGAACGGCGTATTGTCGGCAACGGCCGCGGCGGGGCTGATCGCCCGCTTCAGATGCAGGTGATTGGCGAGGTCGCGCATGGCGATCTCCTTTCAAGGGGATGTTGCGGGAAAGGCCGGCTCCGGCGGGCGGAGCCGCTAAGGCATCGAGCGATGCGGGGAGCCGGGCGATCAGGCCGGGACGTCGAGGCCGACGAAGGGCGAGACCTCGTAGCCGTTCTCTTCCTTGATCGGCGCCTTCATCCAGGGCGCGCCGTCGACGTTCCAGAAGATCTTGATGACCGTCTTGTTGTTCAGGAACTCGACATGCTCGGAAGCAGCGACGAACGGGCCCGAACCATCCTTGATGACATAGGAGCCCCAGTCGGCGAGGAGCACGTCACCCTTGCTCCCGAGGCCGGGCATCCGGTTGTTCCAGCGCAGCGGATAGCCCATCAGGGTGCCGGCAAAGCCATCGCGGGCGTTCTCCTTCCAGATGTAGCGACCTTCCGGGTCCTGCAGGGTGGCGATCTTCGGCAGCGCCGCCTGCGGCATCGACCAGACAGGGGCAAGACCACCGCGCATCAGCAGGACCGCGACCATGTTGACCAGGTCGAGATAGGCGACGCTGTTGGCGCCGGCGCGGTTCACGTACTTGGTCGCCGGAGCATTGAGCACGCCGAGCGGCTGGGTGACGCCGTTGCCGCGGATGAAGGTCCAGTCCTCGGCGCCGGCGACGGCCGCCCGGAACTGCGTGCGGATCAGCGCGTCGGCCGCCGGCCAGTTGCGCAGCAGCTTGTCCGTGATCTTCATGAAGCCGGCGACCTCATGCGGCACCAGCGAGAACTCGCCGAGGCCGAGCATCGTTTCGGGCTTCGCGCCGCCCTCCTCGATCCACTGGACCTGGACGCCGCCGAACATGTTGGCGGGGTTCGAGCCGCCTTGGTCGAGCGTCGGCATGGTGACGCCGGCGTCCGGCGCGTTGCCCGAAGGCAGCACAGTGGCCCGCGGCCTGACCAGCGCTTCCTGCGGGGTGACCTGCATGATCTGGTTGCGGAACTCGGTCGGCACCATGAAGCCGCCAGTCGTATCATTGTCCATGCGCATCTCAGCCTGCAGACCGTTCTCGGCATGGGCAGCGCCAACACTCTCGACGAAGTGCAGACGCTGGTCGCTCGGCCGAAAGCGCACGGCGCTCATGAACTCGCCGAAGCTCTCGAAGGTGGTGCTGGCTTCGTTCGGCCGACGCGCCGGAACATGGCCCGGGCCAGACTGACGCGAGCGCGCCGGCACGGTCTCGTCGAGCGCTGCCTCGAGCTGCTGCTGGTCGCTGACCCGCGCGATCCGCCCGTCGAGCTTTTCACGCTCGGCCTTCAGATCATCGAAGGCCTTCTGCTCCTCCTCGGTCAGGTCGCGGTCCTCGGATTCCGCCTTCCGGATCATCGCCGACATTTCGGCGACGAGCTTGGCCCGGCGCTCGCGCAGGCTTTTCAGGCTGGCGTCGAGCGCCGCCGCGGCAACCGGAACGGCCATGATCGGATGCGGGAGGTTCTGGGCGACGGCTGCCGTCCAGGGGTCGAAAACGATGGTCATGGCCGTGACGACGGCCACGGCCAGGCAAGCCGCCGCGATGAGACGGGCGGCGCGGCTGAAGTTCCCCATGGGATGTCTCTCGCGCGTACCGGACAAAAGGATTCCTTCCGCTCGCGCCGGTACGCGATCGGGGACAGCCGCCTGAAGGCGGGATTGCTAGAGCTGGAGGGCGCGCCGCTCGCGCTGGATAGCGGATGCGCGCCTGGTGGACGGCGGCGCCGGCGTCGCGCCGCCATAGAGCGAGACGCCGAAGCGCTGCAGGGTCTCCTCGAGCGTGGCGACGCTGTCGGCCATGCCCTCGGCGACGGCGGCTTCGGCGTCGACCATCTCGCCCTGACCAAAG